AAGCCATTGTTTAGTATAATACTCACCTAACGCATGACGAACGGCAGGTGGCATCATAGATTGATATAACTCTTTGAAAAAATCGTAAGAACTTTTTTGTGTATTTAAAACTGCTTTATCAGAATATCTATTTAATACCTTAAATATATCTGCTATTTTTAATGCAACATCTGTTGACCATTGCTCTTTAGAAGAATACCAAGAAAAGAAATCTCCTTCTAACAAGTTTGTAATGCCATAATTTCTAAAAACCGCTCCTTCTTCTAACAATGCAAGTTGGCATCGTAAAGCTTCACTATCACATTCAATTAGTGATTCAAAATCAATTAATGACTCTTTATAGCGAACAATACTTAAAACTCTATATGCAACAATTTTTACAATTATTGCATATGCAGTTTGCAAAGCAAATAAAGCCGTATATTCTTCATCATTTTCTGAAAATTTTATTCCAATTAAATTTTCAAGTGAAGAACGTCTATCAATGATTGCTTGTTGCTTTGAAATGTCATCGTGAGCTAAATTAAACAATTCCTTCCATTCATTAAATAACATTTGAGTTTTAGGAGTGATATCATTTAATAAATTATAATATAATGCTTTAACAAGCGAAAAAGCTATACCATCATTTTCATCAGTATAGTCACAAAAATTTTCAACTAAATTTTTTGAGGTTAAAGCTGTTAATTTTAATCCGATTATTGATTGTATAAGTCTGTCTAATTGTTCAAATGAAAGAACAGACAAATTTTCGGATAATATTTCCTTTCCATTTTTTGTAACAAAGCAGCATTTAACTCCATCGGTTATAAAACCAACTAAATCTCCTTCGAAATCAAGCCCCAAAAGATAATCACTAATTTGATCAATTGCCTTACAAACTTGATTTTTATTTGAAAGCGTAGAGGGTTGTTTAAACTCTATCACTAACCCACCAATAACAGTGTCAGCTCTTCCTTTAGATTTATGTATTTTTGTTGCAATTTTAACTTCTTTTTTAGGATTATATTCAAATCCAAGTGGCTCAAAAACATTTCGAAAGAAAGCAAAAAGTTCACATTCAAAACAATTCTCTATTGTGGCTTCGTTAAGTGCGTTTTTGGCTTCATTAGAAATTTTACGACACATTTGAGAAAGAAGCATTTTGTATTCTTTTGAATTAATAATAGAGATATACTGCTTTTTCTTTAAAATATTAAAATATTGCCTGTTATCGGACATTTTTACTCCTA